AGTCTTGGAAAGCCTGTCAACGCTGGACAAGAATAAGCCCAATATTATGAGATTAGGAAGCAAGAAAGCAAATTATGTGGATGCCAATACAATGTACTCTGAAATAGGCTTATATGTGCCTACAAGGGTATCTGATGGGCAAGGTGGCTTTACCACTACCTTTGCCTTACAAGAAGTTGTATTTGGTGATTTTCGCCCTGAAAACGAAAATAGAAAACTACAAGAGGCACAAATAAAATTTACTCGTATGGCTAAGTTATTTATTAGGTGCGATGTAACAATCAACAATAATTACGAAATAGAGGTAGAAAACGAAAGATATACAATACATTCTATTAAGGATGTAGAGGACCAGTTTAGATTTTACGAAATATTAATGTACTTCTAATGGCAGACCAAATTTCTTTTAAGATTGAAGGTTTAGATGCTCTTATTAAAAGATTAGGGAAATTATCCCCTAAGATTGCTAAAGAGGTTGCTATGGAAGTAAATGCCTCTGCATTGGCTATACAAAGCAAAGCTAAAAGAGATGTTCAAGTTGACAATTCTACGCTAAGAAGTTCAATACAATTAAAGGAAATTAATCAAGGTAATAAGATAGTTTATACAGTAGGAAGTGCTTTAAAATATGCTCCTTATGTTGAATTTGGTACAGGTGGCTTAGTTAATGTACCTGCTGGTTATGAATCATTTGCAATACAATTTAAGGGTAAAGGAATTAGAAAAATAAACTTAAGAGCAAGACCTTATTTAATACCAGCATTTGAAAGTGAAATTCCTATTTTAAGAAAGAACATAAAAAATGTAATAGCTAATGTTAAATCCTAATATTGAAATAAAGAAGTGGTTTTATACCAACTTGACAAGTTCAAGTGGATTGCCTGTATATGATGGTTATGCTCCTAATAATGGGGTAAATGAATATATCATTATGAACGGCAGAGCATCAACGCAAGAGCAAGGTAAAATCAGTTACACTAATGGAGTTACCATTGATGTTGACATTGTAATAAAAAATAGTAACTTTGGCTATAAAAGAGCCGAAACTATAAGTGATTTAATACTAGCTGCAATCAATTCACAAACTGCAATAACCCTTACAAATGGGTTTTATGCTTCAAGTTTAGTGGTAGGTGCAATTAGAAACTTAGATGCCTTAGAACCTTCGGACAATATATTTAGAACAATAATAACTTATAATTTAATAATAACTCAAAATTAAAATAAAATGCCAGAAACAAAAGTATCAGCAAGAGATTATATCCTTTTAGCTGACATAGATAACGACGGAACATTCAAACCTGTCGCTTGTCTTACAACTAACTCAATGACATCAAATGTTAACACTATTGATGCAACTTCAAAATGTGGAGACCAATATCAAGCTGGTCCTTCATTTACTCAATCATTCAAAGGTGATGGTTTTGCAATTGATGAAACAGGAACTCCAAGTAAGGATTCTTACCAACAATTGTATGCTGCTCACGCTGCAAGAACATCTTTCAATATGAAGATGGGTAAAGCAACTCCAACCTCTGGTGATATAGTTTATGCAGGTCAAGTATTTATTAGCGATTTTGAAGTAAACGCTGACGATAAAGATGATGTTAAATTTACTGCAACTTTTGTAGTAACTGTACCACCATTAACACAAACTGAAACTGCATAAACAATAACCTATGTTTGAATTAAGACTAAACAACAACACAATTCAATTAAAATGGGGTACTTGGTCAATGCGTGAATTTTGTAACGAACGAAATATCACAATAGACAAATACTTTGAAGTTCTAGGTAATAATCAATTTGATTTAGATATTATTGTTAAATTAATATATATCGGATATAAATCAGCTTGTTTAACAAATAAACAAGAAGTTGAATATACTGAAAACGATGTTTGCGATTGGATGGATGAAATAGGCTCAATTTTTCAATCCGAAGGGCAAGTACTTGGTTACTTAAAGTATATTGTGCAAAACACAATTACGGCAGTGCAAGGTACTCCTAAAGAGGAAAAAAAAAAGTCTAACAAAGCTAAATTGGGATGATATTTTAGTTAAGGCTGCTGAATGTAATATACGCCCAAACGAGTTTTGGGAGATGACTTGGAAAGACTTTTCTATTATCGTAATGGGTAAAGAAAGGCAAGAGTTAAACGAATGGGCAAGGACTAGAAACCTTGCCTATATTGTATATTTAAGTAACACTACTGAAAAATCTCCTAAATCAATTAAGTCATTTTGGAGCATACCAGCTATTGATGATTTAGATATTGAAGAGGAAAAGGTAATGTTAACAAACGACCAATTGGCAAGGACATTAAAATTGTACGGAGTAAATTAATATAAGATGGCAGAAAATTTTGATAAGTTTAGCATTAGCATTGATGCAGATGTTTCATCGTTACAATCTAGCTTAAAAGCTGCCGAAAATACACTTGCCCAATTTGAAAGTGCATTAAAGAAAGCTACAAGTATTGGAGAAATTAACTATTTAAATAAAAACATAGCTAATTTAAATACTACAATTACTGGTTTAAAGCAACAAGCTAATCAATTAGGTAAGCCTTTAGGAGATGCATCTCAATCTCTTATAAACTTCTCTAGAATTGCTCAAGATGCTCCTTATGGTATAATGGGTATTGCGAATAACTTAAACCCTATGGTTGAGTCATTCCAAAGATTAGCACAAACCGAAGGTGGAACTAAGAAGGCATTACAAGCAATGGTTTCTGGATTAATGGGACCAGCAGGTATTGGAGTTGCAATTGGTGTAGTATCTTCTTTAGCAGTTACTTTTAGCAAAGAAATATCAGAATTCTTTAAAGGACCAACTAGCGAACTAGAAAAGTTTAGAGATGAATTAAATAAAGTTGCACAAGAAATTTATAAGTTAATAGGTCAAGAACAAACTAAAAGAACTAAAGGAATACTTTTAGTTGAACTTATTACAGGTGGAAATAAAACACAACAACAAGAAGCATTAAAGCAACTAAAAAAACTATATGGAGATAGTAAGGCTATACAAGATGCAAAACTTGGAGCAGATAAGGCTTTCTATACTACTTTAGTAAACCAAGCAGCAATTCAAAGTGGTGCAGTAGCTACTGAAAAAAATAATGCTGCACAATTAGATAAATTGTATGCAGAGCAAATACAAAATGAACAAAAAAGAAATGCAGAGTTACAAAAATTAGATAAAGGTGAAGGTTTAGGATTTTTTAAAGCTGGTAAGGGTGCTTATCAAAAAAGAATTGATGAATTAAAATTAGAAGTAAATACTCAATATGATATTTTAGGTAAAGAAATTGAAAAAAATATTGCTAATTTAGAAGCTAGAACTTTTAAAGCATTACAAAATATTACTTTATTACCTAGTCCAGATAAGATTGTAAAACCTAAGAAAGAACCAAAAATTAAATCTCCTGTAAAGTTAATATCTGATGGAGTTTATGATGCATCTTTAGAAGAACAAGCAAGAGAGCAATTAAGTAAAACACCATTTGTAAGTAAAATTCCTGAAGCAGCAAATATAGGTACTGGTACTTTATTTGGAATGTTTGATGAAAATTTGAATGGTAAGATTAGAACTACCAAAAATGAATTAAGTGATTTCCTTAAACAAACTAAAGAAGGGTTTGCTCAAGCAAATATGGAAGCTAATCAATTTGCTAATCAAATGGCAAGTGGAGTTACAAATTCATTACAAAGTGCTTTTGATGCTTTAATGAAAGGAGAAAATGTATTTGAAGCATTAAGTAATTCAGTATTGCAATTTGCAGCAGATTTAGGATTTGCAATTATTAGAGCACAATTATTAGCTTATATACAAGCAGGTCTTGCAACAAGTGGAACAGGATTAGCAGGTGCAGCAGCAGGAGGAGGAGGAATTTTAAATATGCTAATGAATTTATTAGGTCTTGGTGTTACTAAAAATGCTAAAGGAGGTATTACTAATGGACCATCTTTAGGTTTAATTGGAGAGGCTGGACCTGAGGCAATTATGCCTTTAAGTAAGTTATCAAGTTTCTTAAATACTTCTTTTAACGCAGGAGCAATGAGTGGTAGTTCTGCTGGTAGTGGGGGTCAATTTGTATTAAGAGGTCAAGATTTATTACTTGCAGTAAATAGAAGTCAAAAGGCATCAAATATTAAAGGACAATCAATCAGTTTAGCATAATGCCTTACGGATTAAGATATACAATAACTCAAATCTTAAGGAATGGTACTAACCAAGTAATTGAGATTTATGAAAGAGATTATGCTGCTGGTGTAGTTAAAACCTATAAGCCAGTATCAATAATAGTTCAACCTAACTCAAACGAGGAATATCCATACCCTACAATAATATCTACTCAAGTTAACTTTTCTATATTATTAGAAACGCAAGATGATTACGACCAATTCCCAAATGTACTTAGTCAAGATGATAGGAAGTATTATGTAGTACTTAAAGAAAGTACAAACGTAATGTGGAGAGGTTATATGTTTAATGATTATACTCAAATGGGTTTTTCAACAGGCATAACTCAAGCAGACTTTACTTGTATTGATGGTATCTCTTTTATGCAAAATATTGAGTATGTAAGAGATGATAGTATCAATCAATTAGACACTCAATTAAATGTAATTAGTGATGGCTTAAAGTTATTAGGCTATCCAGATGTACTTAATTTAGTTGTGGCTTGTTCATACTTTGCAGGGGGTATGCTTGATAGACAAGATGCAGTAAGTAACGAGCCATTTAGCCAAATCTATCAGTATAGAAGGGATTTTATGGGTGAATCATACTATGATATTATTGGCAAAATAATGACATCATTTAATTGTAGAATGTTTCAAGCCAATGGAGACTGGTGTATATTTTCAATGAATGAGATGGCAGCATCTACAAATTATTTTACTAAATATAATATTTTAGCTACTCCTACAATAACAAGTAGTGGTGTTTTAAACAATACAGTTAACATACTTCCTTATGCAGATGGCAATGTGCATTTTATAAATAATAGTCAAATAAAGCTATTAAAGAAAGGATTTTACAATATACAAGGTAGAGGTGCTTATGAATCAGCTTTAAACTATTGCGACAATGGAAACTTAAAGTTAAATGCATTCCCAACTAATACTGCGACTGGGTTTATTCTAGCTGCAACAGGAGATTCAACGGCAACAATAGTACCAGATACGGCAGGTCAATTTGATGGAGTTTCTTTAGTAAGAAATACAAGTGGTTCTGCTAGTATTGAAAATGGTAATTTAATTGCTATAAATTATTTCCTTCCTTACATTGGCGAAGTACCTTTTAAGTTAAGTTTTGAACATATAACTTCAACAGGTGCTAAATTGCAAATTTCAATGAATACGGCAGGAGGACTTAGATATTTAGATACTAATGGGCAATGGCAAACTACATTACAAAATATAACAATAAATCCATCTGAAACTTTATCTACATATAGTAGAGATATTCCACCATATTTTGTATCAGGTGTTGCAATATTTGGGTATTTAAAGTTTAAAATAGTTTGTGATGCATCAGGTCAATCAACATCACTTCAAAACTTTATCATACAAAGAGGAGATAGTGAAGTAAAGTTTATCGAAGCAAACTTTGTAGCTGATAATACTATTCAATCTACTTTAAAAGTATTTGAACAACCTTATGGCAATAACTATCCTACAACTTATAATTATTCATCTAATAAAGGTGTTTTATGTGCTTCCGATGGCACATTCTTAGAGAATTGGTATTCATCTTGTCCTAGTGGTACTCCTTTAGGAGCAGTAGATTTGATAACTTTTATGACTTATCAAAACATAAGAAACTTAAATAAGAACGTGGCAACTGTTGAATGTGATTTAGGAGAACATATAAGTAGTACAGGATTTGTTTATTTAGATAAGGTATTTACTACAACGGACACAGTTACAGGTAATTTGTCTTATAATGGTAAAAAATTCATTATGAATAGGGTAAGCCAAAATGCTTATGTAAACGAATTAAACTCAGTTCAATTAATTGAGGTAAGTGTCGCTGAAGTATCTGCATTTATCATTCCTAATTACATAACAGATACAGGTCAACTTGGTCCATTTTGGATAGCACAATTTAATATTAATATAGTTTAACTTTGCAATATGGCAGATAAAGTACAAGGTAATAATATGATTCTCTATTGGCAAAATCCCAATGGACAATTCTATCTAAACGGAGGGGTGTCAAAAGGCACAATAGGTGGTAATTCTTACTATCAATTTAGTTCTACTGAAAATGTAGGAGCTAGTGTTGACTTTACTGCAACTGGGGATAATGTTATAGCTAGGTTTATTACAGATGTAAATAAGCCTAATATGACTACAATTCCTGCTGGAACTTGGACTTTTAGTTCTTATGTTTCATTAACTTATAGTTTAGATTATTCACCTTCATTTTACTTTGTCGTATCTAAGTACAACGGAAGTACATTTACAACAATAGCAACAAGTTCTACTACTGCATTAACTTCACTTAGTAAGACCTTATATACCACTTCGTTAACTTTCCCAGCTACTTCACTTGGTGCAACTGAAAGAATAGTAGTAACTGTCTACCCTTTAAATGTAGGTGCAAGAGATATTACTTTCTATACTCAAGGAACTAATGTGTCTAAAGTAACGACTACAATACCTACTGACATTCCTTTTGCTTGTTCTACGAATTGTTCTTTTTCAGTTAGTGTGGACCAAAAAGAGGTAACATCTCAAACGAGTGCTTGGTATAGAGAATTTAAGAACGACATAGCTAACTGGAGTGTAAATTGCGATGGATTAATAACATTAGAGAATTACGGATATTTATACCTATTACAAACGCAACAAAATAGAACACAAATAGCCATTAAATTTGCTATTGACAATGGAGTAGATGGCTTAGTAATTATAGGTGGAAATTGTAATCTTACGAGTTTACAAATCAATGCTCCTTACAAGGACATAGGTACTTATTCAGTAGGTTTACAAGGTTCTGGTCCTTATACAACTTCAGGAGTTTCAATAAATCAAAATGGTGTGATAATAACGGCAAGTAGTCAAGTGTATATGAAATCTGCAACGGCTGCTGGTGGAGAGACTACTATTACTTTTGCAGATATGATAGGAAAGACTTGTTTAGGCTTTACAAGAGGTGGTGTAGAGGTAAGAGAGATACTTACAACAGGAACTCCTACAAACGACCAAATTAAGTTTACAAGTGCAAGTGGTGTGGTTACTTTTGGAAGGGCATTAGAAGCAGATGAATTTATTAGAGGAATATTTCAATAATTAATATGAGCAATCAATTACAAATATCAGGAGCAGCAAAGATTAGGAATATACAAGGTCCAGTAGTGGCTAATAGTGGTGTAATAAGTGCCTTAGATGGCGATGCTTCTCAATATGTTAGAGGAGATGGTACTTTAGCTGATTTTCCTACATCAACAGGTGGAGGTAGTTCGGTTTCTTATTATCTTAATACAAGTGTAAGTCAAGGTACGATAGGTGGGGTTGCTTATAAACAATTAAGTAAAGTTCCTATTAGTGGTGCTGGAACTGATGTTACTATTTCGGCTAATGGTTACATAGCGAGTTATATTACGGATGCAAATGACCCTGCTTTATTAGAAGTACCTGCTGGAAACTTTAATTGTGAGTTTTATTTTAGTGTAAACTCTAATGCTCACAATCCTTATGTTTATGCTGAAGTCTATAAGTATGACGGAACAACTTTTACTTTATTAGGTAGTAGTCAAAGTGTACCTGAGTATTTAACTAATGGAACTACATTAAGCCCTTATTATTTTGCTATTCCTGTTGCTACTTCGGTTTTAACAATAACGGATAGAATAGCAATTAGAATATTTGTAAATGTAGATGGTAGAACTGTTACTTTACATACTGAGAACAATCATTTGTGTCAAGTAGTTACGACCTTTTCTAAGGGTTTGACTACATTAAATAGTTTAACAAGACAAGTACAATTCTTTCAGACAGGCACAAGTGGAAGTGATTTTAATATCTCAAGTGTAACGGCTACTCATACTTTTAATATTCCAGATGCTAGTGCAAGTGCAAGAGGATTGATTACAACAGGAACTCAAACAATAGGAGGAGCAAAAACATTTACTGATGTAAATACATTTAATAATGGTTTATCTTTAAAAGGTGGATTTTATCCAGTACCAACTGCTGGTGATACAGGATTAGCAGGTAGTGGTTCAGGACTTTCAATAATAAGTAAAGTAGGTTCAACTGTATATACTAATAATTTAGATTTTGGTAATTCAAGTAATAGTTATGCATTTCCTAACGCAAGTGGCACAATAGCACTTACTTCTAATTTATCTAGTTATGTTCCATACACAGGAGCAACTGCAAATGTAGATTTAGGTACTTTTTCAATTACAGGAGGCATAGGAACATTTACAAATGGTGTTTTAAATGGTAATGGTTCAAATCCTGCAAACTTATATTTAAAGAAAGGAGTATCTCCATTTTTTACTAACGCTGCTAATTATGGATTAATAGCTGCAGTTTCAAGTAGCTTTATTTTAATATCTGATGTTGATGGAACTAATTATAAATATGCAAGTTTTAATTTAGGTTCATTAACTAATAATACAAATAGAGCATACACACTTCCAGATGCAAGTGGAACAGTAGCTTTAACAAGTGATTTATCTAGTTATGTTACTTTAACTACTACGCAAACAATTAGTGGTGCAAAAACATTTACAAGTACATTTGGAACTCAATTTGATTATGGCATTTATTCTCCATTAACATCAAAGTTTGACCAAGGTATTATATTTCTTAAAGGTACTGTCCCAACTATTTTTAGTACTATAACTACAAATTTATATACAGAATCAACATCAAATAATTTAGTTATACAAGACCAAAATAGTAAGGCTAAATTACTATTTGATAACTCTACTCAAACTTATACATTCCCAGCATCAAGTGGCACAATAGCACTTACTTCAAGTTTATCTAGTTACGTTCCATACACAGGAGCAACTGCAAGTGTTGACTTGGGTATTTATAATTTAACTGCATCAGGTGTAAATTCGTTAGGTTTTACGGCTCGTGGTAGTGGAACTAATAGTGGTTATATTATTATTAAACAAGGCACTACATATCTTGGTAATGTTGTAGGTTATAATAGTATTAATGCAAATTCAACAAAATATGTATTAATTTCTGATGCAGATGGAACAAATTATAAATCAGCAAGTTTCCAATTAGGGTCTTTAACAAATAATACTGAAAGAACTTACACACTTCCAGATGCAAGTGGAACTTTAGCTTTAACAAGTGATTTAGGTGGTTATTTGCCTTTAACAGGTGGAATAATGACTGGAAGTATATTGTTAAATAATAATCTAGCTATATCAGGGCAATTATTTGGTACAAGTAGCTATGCTTCAATGATATCAATGAGTCCATCTAATAAAATAGTAATTGATAGTAATAGTCAAGGCGTATTATTTGGTGGAACAATAGGACAAGGTGCATATACTTATACTTTACCCAGTGCAACTGGTACTTTAGCTTTAGGAACAGGTACTACAAACTACGTTTCTAAATGGACAGGAACTAATACCATAGGCAATAGCTTAATATTTGATAATGGAACTAATGTAGGAATTGGTAATACTAATACCTCTTATACATTAGATGTTAGTGGTACATTAAGGAATACAACTTCAGCTTATTTTGCTACTACAAGTGGTAATGTTGGGATTGGTACTTTAAGCCCTAGTAGTTGGGCAACAAGTTTAGTAGTATATAATAACCAATTAACTATTACAGGTGGTGGTTATGATGGTTCTTTTGCTGATTCCATATTCTTTGGTGGTAATTCAGAAGGAACAAATTATAGAAATAAAATATCTAATTCTTTAAGTAGTAATGTTGTTAATCAAAAAATGAAGTTTTCTATTGCGAGTGGTGCTACAACTTTTGTAGATGTTATGACTCTTGTAGGAAATGGTAATGTAGGTATTGGTACAAGTAGTCCAGCTTCATTATTACATCTTCAAAGTTCTGCTTCAGGAGGACAAAATTTTCGTATGCAAACATCTATTGCAGCAGGTAGAAATTATATGCAATTTGCAAATGGTAGTGGTGATATGGGTTATTTTGGATATGGTGGACCTGATAATAAATTTTATATTATCAATCAAAAGAATGACGATATGTTATTCTATACTAATGATGCAGAAAGAATGCGTATTCTTGCAAATGGCCAGATGAATCCTGGTGCAGATAATTCATATGGTTTTGGTGGCAGTGGTATAAGATGGGCAGTTATTTGGGCAGCAAATGGTACTATTCAAACTTCAGATAAAAGAGAGAAAAAAGATATTAAAGAAAGTGATTTAGGATTAAATTTTATTTCTAAATTAAACCCTGTTTCTTTTAAATGGATTGTTGGACATAATGAAGTTTCAACTAAAAAAGTAATTGATGTAGATGGTAGTGAAAAAAATGAACAAGTGATTACTCCAAGAGAAGGTAAAAGAAAACATTATGGCTTAATTGCACAAGAAGTAAAAGAGGCTTTAAATGGTGTTGACTTTGGTGGATTTATTGAAGATGAAGAAACAGGAATTATGGGTTTAAGATATGACCAATTTGTTCCAATACTTATAAAGGCTATGCAAGAGCAAAACCAAATCATTCAAGAATTAAATGAAAGATTAAACAAAGCAGGGTTGTAGAAAATACTTATATTTGTAAAAAATCAATATTATGATAACAATCAACGAGCAACAAATCAAAGAATTAGAAGCATTTATTAATCAGATTCCAACTCAGTATGGCTTACCCCTATTGCAGTTTTTAGGTAAATTAAATGCAGAACAAAATCCTCCAATAGAGGAAGCAAAAGTGGACTAATGCAATCAGTAGTCATTTTCATAGCAGGACAAGCCATATTTATCCTTATTGGATTAGTAAGTATTTATGTTAAGGTTTCCCTTAAACTAAAAGAACTAGAAGTAAGGGTAAGTATGGTTGAGAAACAAGATGACATAATTGCTAAGAAACTAGACCAGATTCAAGCTACTTTAAATGCCTTGTCTATTGATTTACAAAATAAACAAGACAGATAATGAGAGACATTGTAATTACTTTAGTGATTGCAGTAGCACTTATCTTCATCTTCAACGGAAGGTATAACGGAAATGAGCCTACAATAGTAACGCATACCGATACTATTTATAAGCACGACATAACAAAGAAATATATTAAAGGGGATTCTATCCCTTTTGTCGTTTTAGGTATTGATACAACCATTGTACACGATACTGTACGTATAGTTCAAGATTATGCGTACGTACGAGCCTACTCGGACACTATAAAGATAGACTCAAGCACTTTTATTATTAACGATACAATCAGCCAAAACAAGATAAAAAATCGTGGTTTTTACGCAGACATAAGTCAAAAAACGATAAAAGTGGAAACCATTAGGACAATACCATCCAAAAATGAGCTTTATTGTGGTATATTAGCCGATTTAAGGGCATTTGACAATAAAGTGGGGATAGGAGTTGGTTTGGCGTTTAAAATGCCTAAAAAGGGCTTATTTACAATATCGGCTACTACTAATCAATATTCAATCGGATATTACAAAAAATTCTAATGAAACTACCTGTATCATATAAAGAGTTTGTTAAGCAACCCATTGTGGCTACTTTATTCATAGTCTTATGTGGAATATCGGCTTTGTATGTAGATGTAAGGTCAACGTTTCAAGACCAAGCTAAGGCACAAAATTTAAGAATAGAAAAGGTAGAGGGTAGATTAGATTTAGTACAAAACGCATTAAGGAAATCGGATTCATTGAGTGCAGTTTCTACTACTAAACTTCAGGTGCTAACTGACCTTAAAATGATACCAAAATAATGAGGTATTTATTATTCATATTTTTGTGTGGTTGTAATTTGACTGCTCAAGAGCCAAGTAAAGAACAAAAGATAGATAATGAGTTTCAATTATTGCTTAACAAAGTAAATGAAAACAATGTTAATTCATCTTTAGTTCAAAAAGAGGCATCTAAAAAAGAAAAGAAAATAATTACTAATACGATAAATAATATTAACAATTTAAAAACTGAATTAAGTGAGGTTAAAGCTAGGTTGGATTCTATTACTATTGATACTGGAAGTTCATTCAGCTTATTGCCAATACCCAAGAAGTAAAAGAATAGGTGCTGATTCTGTTATCATAATAACTATTGACCAAGCAAATAACATAAACAACCTATACAAGAATTACAACGATTCAATTGTTAAATTAAATGATTCAATAATCAATTCAAACTTAAACTATGCAAAACTTAATAAAAAAATATTTGAGAAAACTGATTCTATCTATCTATGGAAAGTTAGGTATGAAGCTGCAAGAGAACTTACCAATTATAGAACCCAAGACCACGAAAAAGACGACAAAGCCAAAGAAATAGGCAAATACCTTTTAATCTTTATAATTATTTTACAATTTAGCAAACTTTAAATATGGAATGGATAAAAAATTTACTTAGTGATGAAAGAGGAAGCATAAGCACTAAAAGAGTAATTGCTTTAGTATCTGCATTATTTTTATGTATTACTTTGATAGCTAATTCATTTAGTCATATAGAAGTAGCACCTAGTGATAAATTAGTAGATGCAGTTATGGTAATTTGTATTGCTGCAATGGGAACTACAACGATAGATAAATTCTCAAAATGAAACAAAAAGCAATCCTTAGACTAGCCTTAGTGATTTGGTTTGTATTATTAATATTCTTTATAATGGCAATTTATGTTAAGTAAAAAAGCAATAGACCTAATTATCCAATTTGAGGTTGGAGGCAGAGCATACTATGATAAGAAACTACAATCTCCTATTTGGGCAGGTGGCGAATCAGGTATCACTATCGGAATGGGCTACGATTGTGGTTTTGTAAACGAAAAGCAATTCTTTTTAGACTGGGGTAATAAACTTACTCCTAACTTTTTAGAGCCATTAAGAAAGACTATTGGACTTAAAGGCATACAAGCTAAACAAATGCTTAGAGGGGAATTAATGCAGGTTAAAATCTCATACAATATTGCATACGAGGTATTCGTTAAATGCTCAGTACCTAAGTATTTTAAAATGACTAAGGCAATATACCCAGAACTAGAAACGTTAAATGAGGACACTCAGGGTGCGTTGGTTTCTATGGTTTACAATAGAGGCAATAAGCTAGAAGGTGATTCTAGGGTTGAGATGAAGCGAATAGTAGAGATGGTTAAGACCAAGAACTATGAAGGAATAGCAGAGCTGATAGAGAGCAGTAAAAGACATTGGGAAGGCAAAGGATTAGATGGTTTAGTAGTGAGAAGGGAAGCAGAGGCAGACTTGATTCGCGATTCGTTAGCATAACAAAAACCTAAAATATGGCTGGAAGTAAACCAACAATGAGTGGTCAAATAGTCTTAGACTACTTGGCAAAGTATCCTGCGTGGATGCCCTCAAATACATTAGCTAGTTTAATCCTTAAAGAGAATAAGAATCACTTTAGCGACCAAGAAAATGTGCGTTATCTAATACGCTATTACAGAGGCAAGACTGGTACAGATAAGATTTCAGTAAACAATAAAGAATATTTAGAAAAGACTAAAAGAAGTTGCAGTCATTTTGTGCAACCTGATACTTGGGCAGAGGAAAAGGTTGTATTTGATTTACCATTAGGTATTAAGAAGATGGGATTTATTAGTGATATACAAGTCCCATTCCACGACCCAAAAGCAATAGATGTTTGTTTTAACTACTTAAACAAAGAAGGGATAGATACGTTATTTATAAATGGCGACTTAGTGGATTTCTACCAATTAAGCGACTTCCAAAAAGACCCAAGAGTAAGAAAGTTTAACGATGAATACGAAAGCATATTAGAGATGCTAGGATTTATAAGAAGGTCATTCCCTAATTTAATTATTTATTACAATCTGGATGCAAATCACGAATTTCGCTACGAAAGATATATGAGGACAAAAGCTCCAGAATTGTTAAGTTTGCAATTGTTTGAGTTAGAAGATTTGTTGAAGCTAAATGAATTTGGGATAAAGCCTCTAAAGAACTTAGACCACGTTAAATTTGGCAAGTTGCCAATTATACACGGAGATACTACTTTTAAGAGAGGAAGTGGTGTAAGCCCTGCTAAGACCCTTTACGATAGGGTTAAGCAATCGGCTATTGCATCTCACGTTCATAGGACAAGCGAGTACACAACAAAGAACCAATTTGATGGCGAGATTTTTACTTGTTATACAACAGGTCATTTAATGCACCCTAACGTAGAATACTGCAAACACGTTGACCAATATAATCAAGGTTTTGCAATTCTTGAGAAAGAATCAAGTGGAGACTATCGCGTTCGCAATCATAGAATAATTAAAAACAAAGTATTTTAAATGGCTTATGTTTATAGACATATTAGGCTTGATAAGAATGAACCATTTTATATTGGAATAGGTAAAATTAACAATTATAAAAGGGCATATTTAAAAAGCATTAGAAATGTAATTTGGAAGCAAATAGTCAATAAAACAGATTATGATATTGAAATAATTGCAGACAATTTAACTTGGGAACAGGCTTGTCAAAAGGAAATTGAATTTATAAGTTTATATGGTAGAATTGATATTAAGACAGGTTCTTTATCTAATATGACTAATGGGGGGGATGGTGCATTAGGTAAAATATGTAAAGAAAGCACAAAGAAAAAAATATCAATAAAAACTACTGGTATAAAACGTTCATTAGATACAAAACAAAAGTTATCTAAAATTAATGGGGATAAAGCAAGTGCGTTCAAATATTATATTAATGCTTATAAAAATGGTGAATTTTTAGGTAAATTTGATGGTTCAGGTCATTGTGCAAAGGTTTTAAATATTCATCAAAGCTCAATATTAAAATACTTAAGAGGCAATTTAAAAACATATAAAGATTATCATTTTAAAATATATAAAAAACTATGAAGATGCCTAAGAATTGGAATAAACTTAATTTAAGCGAACAAGAAAGCTGGTTAGTTAAGAAGTATCAAGAAATGATAAGCGAAGTAGAATCAGTATCTAAGATGTTAGCCAAGATAAGAGGTGGCAATAGAATCGTAGTAAAGGAGATTGAAAGACCAGATGAAGCCTTACTTAAAGCGTGAGAATCAAAATCATATATCGTAAACTTGGTAAGGAACAGGCTTACGGCATATCCTCAAGTGATGGTGTAATAGAGATTGATGAAAGGCTAAAAGGTAAGAAGCATTGTGAGATATTGATTCACGAGATACTACATTTACTAAATCCAAAGGATGATGAAAAAACCATAATTCGTAAAAGTGTAACTTTGACTAAGATTCTGTGGAATGAAGGCTATCGTAGGGTTGATGATTCAAACGATGAGCCATTACAGGATGGGTCAATGTAAGGTTGTTTTTTCTTGGTTCTCATATCAGGTTCTCCCTAGCCCTAAAAAGCTGGGGAGTTTTGCTTATATTTGTATCTAGATATACTAATGGTTTAACGGAGGTTCGTTTTTACGATGCCTCCCTTTTTTTGCCCTTAAGTTACCCAATAAGGCAACTTTGAGCCGTATTTGACCGATAATTGGCTCATTTTAGACTGATAAAAAGAAATTTAAATAATTTATTGTTTGTATTGTAATTGTTTGTATCTTTGTTGAAACAAAACCAAATTAGTATGAAAACACTATTAAGCCTCAACAACAATTTTTATCCCTACAACGGGAACTTTATTCCTCAATCTGGGGACAACATTTTCTTAGACTATACAATAGAAGATACTAAGTTCTTTGTAGTAAAGTTTAGGACTATTGACCTCGCAAACAATCAAATCATTATCTCAATCGAAAAAATCTAAATTATGAACCAACAACAAAACAGGAATTTTCAGGCAATTGTTATTTTAATCTTTGTCTTTATTGTAACAGGAATCTTACAAAACATTTAAACCAAAATATGAAAGTAACTATTAAAAAAATTAAACATTGGGTATCAAAAGAAATGTTTGGATATTCTTTTACATTACCACAATTTGAGGTTTATGCAGAACACGAAGGCAAAAATTACTTTCAAACATTTATAGGGTTTGATAAACTAGAAGCAAAAAATAAAATGAAATCTTTAATATTAACAAACAAAATTAAATCAAAATATGAAAGTAGAAAAAAAAGAAGTAGTCTGCATCCGACTGCCAGAATCAATCAAGAAAAAAGTAGATGCCGAAGCTAAAAAGATGTATTTAGCAGCAAGTAAATTAGTGTCCATAATAGTACAAAAATATTACGAATCTAAAAACTAAACCAATGCAACCATTAATCTATCAAGGAAAACAACTAAAACTTCACCAGAGAGCAACTTGCCTATTAGAACTATTAAAGAAGGCTCAAGCAAGGCAATCTAGCATTGAATCAGACCTAATTAAATGGAGAGGAGCAACTTGGGATAATCCTATTAAACTAATGAACAAGTACGAAGATGACTACCTTATTAAGATTGCTAGAATGAACCAAATACAAAAGCGAATCTTAAAGTCTTATCACTTTCTGATACTGGACCTTTACGAGATAACCGAAGATTTTATGTTACCAATAAACCTTTTACATTTTTAATATGAGTTACATAGACAATACCAAATCCCAATTATTACGAGAAAACTACATTTTAGAGGTAGAGAATGAAATGCTTAGAAACCAAATTAAAAAAATTAAACTAGAAATCAATGAACTACTGGGCAATACCAAGTCAAAAGGAGAGCAGACTGACAACGAAGGAAATGATAAAGTATTCTGAAACAATTATAGATAAGATTGCAGAATATTACAAGATACTTCCTAAGGACATTAAAGGCAAAAGCCGTAAAAGGCATTTTGTTAAGGCTAGATTTATAGCAATGTATTGTATAAAAAATAACACAACTTTAACATTGAAGGCAATTGCAGATATGGTAGGCAGAGACCATACTACAATTATACACTCGTTAAGAACCATACAAAACACTTTAGACTTGCATTACGATACCGATTTAAAGGATGAATTAAACGAAATTAAAAGAATAATATAAATTTTTGTTATTCACAAAATAGTCTTATTTTTAATTATTATTTACCAAAAAACCATAGTATGATTAACTTACAAACAAACTCACTTATCAACATTTACAAGGCTTTAGCATCCTTTCAGCAAGATTGCCCTGTAATTCACAAGGGAACAACAGGTCATAATTACACCTATGCCGATTTCCCTACAATTCTTGAAGTAATCAATCCGATACTCAAGAAGCACAATCTAGGATTTACCCAGCTTCTTATTGAGGATGGATTAAAGACAGTTATCTTTCACACTATTAGTGGAGAATCAATTGAGTCTAATGCAACGATTCCACAAATTACTCTTAGGGGTATGAATGAGTATCAATCATTCGGTAGTGGGATAACCTATTACAGAAGATATGCTTTATCTGCTGCTCTTGGGTTGGTAACTGATAAAGATACCGATGCCTCTGGAGAGAAAGCTGCATCAGTATTTATCAAGAAACACAAGTCAATACTTGATTTAACATTAGCTATTGATATGTGCGAAAACTTAAACGAGTTATCTAAACTGCATTCTTTAAACAAGGATTTAATGAATGAAGGGATAACTGCATTATTCACAAGTAAAAAATCTAAATTATGATTGACCAAAAACTAATAAAACTAAGAGACTTAGTTTCTTATTGGGAATGGAAACATAGTGCTTGTCATAAGTTTTGGATAAATGAAACATATCAAGAACTTGTAAAGGCAAGACAAAACCTAAAGGAATACAAGACTAAACATTACCCATCAACCCCATTATTAACCCAGCCTAAGCCATTCTCAAGGATGGATACTTGGACTGAACAATACGAAAACTATGAATGAATTTCCTAGCATTGACTTAATGATAGGTCAATTAAATAAATCAATAAAGGATATTGAAGCTACATCTATGTCAAGCGAAAACTTTGTACTAAAAACATTGTATGCAGCAATGAGATTAGCTTTAGATATTAAAAATGAAGAAATGAATTATTTTAAATCTAAAAACAATTAGTATGGCTATTAGTACTTGCTGTGGAGCAGAAACCGATATGGATGAAATAGGTATATGTCCTGAATGTATGGAACATTGCGACTGGGAGGATGAGGATGAAGATGAAATCGCAAAGGATGAGAAAGAACAAAACGAAATAGATGAAATAATGCTAAGAGAAGCAGAGGAAAAATTACATAATCAATAAACAAAACAAAATGGAAAAGAAACAAAACTATGGTGCTTGGAAAAAAACAACATCAAAAGGAGAAGTAATTGAATTTACTATTGAGGACAAACGCTACTCAATGTGGTTAAATCAATACAAAAAGCCTGAATCAAAAGAACCAGATTACAAAATCTATCCTAATGATTACAAACCAAAAGCAGAGACAAAAATGGAGTACGCATCTCCAGTAAACCAACAAGAAAGCGAAGATGATTTGCCGTTTTAATTAACTATCTAAAAACAAAAACTATGAGCCAAAACAAACAAATTGCAGACTACCTAAATAAAGGTAAAAAGCTAACTACTCTTGATGCCTTAAATAAATTCGGATGCTTTAGATTAGCATCACGAATAAACGATTTAAGGAATGAAGGAATGAATATAAAAACAAAGATTATCAAGCTAGAGAACAAGAAGCAAATAGCCCAATATTCATTAAAATAGTTTATATTTGCAACAGGATGTAGGATATCCATTTTAAAACTTATTGGCTCAAAGCTGAAACCCTAATCCTACTGGGGTGGAAGCCGAGAGCCTTTTTTATTTATGAGTAAAGACCCAGCAGTATTGTTTTACACTTCTGATTTTTTAAGTGGAACATTTACTATGACTAACGAACAGGTTGGCAAATACATTAGATTATTATGCCTTCAGCATCAAAAAGGAAGATTAACTGAAAAGGATATGCTAAGCATATGCTCTGCATATGATTCCGAGATTTGGGATAAATTTAAGATTATAGATGGATTCTACCTTAACGAAAAGATGTCAAACGAGACAATTCGTAGGCAAAAGTTTACAGAAAGTAGGAGAAACAACGCTTTAACCCCTAAAAGCGAAAGCACTAGCAAAGCATATGCTAAGCATATGGAAACTGAAACTGAAACTGAAACTAGAACTGTAACTATAAATAAAACTAAAATACTAGATGAGCAGTTTGAGGAATTTTGGGATTTATACGATTATAAGAAATCTAGGGATAAAGCAGAAAAGGCTTGGAAAACTTTAAATCAAGAGGAAAAGGCTTTAGCTTTACAACACGCACCTGTATATGCTCAATCAACACCTGATAAACAATTCCGTAAACATCCTACAACCTATCTAAACAACAAATCTTTCAACGATGAAATTATTGAACGAACTATTAGTACAAAACTTAGCTACGCAGAACTTGAATGGGAACGACTTAAAAATCTTGGATAAGGATGAATTGAAGGTTTATAAGGCAATGGAATCTATGCACATAGGCAAATGCTCAAGAATAGAAGTAACAGAGCATCTAAAGACTTGTATTGCTTTGAGTGGTATGCAAGTGCCAACAAATCAAATATTTAATCTATGCGTTTCCTTTACAATAGAATCATACGGACAGTACAAACTAAAGGAACTGGGTGTAGCATTTAAGATGTTTGCAGAGGATAAGTTTACTATTGGCAATCATATAAACTTTAGTCCTAAGTTAATTGGAGAGGTAATGAATGCCTATAAAAAGATAGCAGTACAAGTAAGAAACAAAACAATTCAAGAACCAAAAGAAATAGTTATGCAAGTAGATGAAGAACAAGTAATGCGAGAGGAAGCCGAGTATTGGAAAACATCTAAAAAGGACTGGCGATTCCTAAACTATCAATGCTTTGACTATCTATGGAAACGGAAGCTACTAAAGATAACCCCTGATAAAGCTGAGTACATAAAATCTAAAGTAAAAGCCTATCATTTGGCACAGGCTAAAAAGCCAGAGGATATGTTAGTAGATGAGGAAACTATGAGGCAACAATGCAAAAAATATTCCCTTAAACTTTATTACGACAACGAATTATGATAGAGAATTATATACCTATGGAGGATGTGCTTATCAGGATTAAGTACCATCCAGATATAAGCAAACAAGAAAAGGAACAATTTAAAGAATCTATTAAAGGAATCTATATGACCGAGAAAGGCAAAGTAAAAATTAATAAACCTAAAAAATATCAAAATGAAAGAAACACTATTAGTTCTAATTATCCTTTGGATTTGGATAATCTATGAGATGAGAAACGCACCATTAAACAAAGACAAATGAAAGAAACATTACAAATGCTAAAATTCTTTTTTATATCAGTACCAGTATTCCTATGTGTTTACTGTACTGTTATGATTTATGTAGAACTTAAAGAACTTTATGAGTAAGATAAGAGGACACGAGAACGCACAACCAATAAGATTAATATTTATAGATACAAAAGAGGAAATAGAGTTTAAGTCAGTAGCCTACGCAAAGAGAGTAACTGGAGTAAATGAGTACCAAATAAAGGAAAGCCTTAACCCAGTTAAGAAAAAAAGATTTGAGTACCAAAATAGACAAATAGCGTTCCGTATTAAGAAATAATTTAATTTTGTGCTATGGCATTACAAACCATTCCAAAACTTACAGGAAAGACACAAACAATTTTTAATCGTTATATACGACAAAGAGATAGTCAAAATGGTTACTTTACTTGCATATCGTGTGGCTCTACTAAAGATACCTCCCAAATGGATGCAGGTCATTATGTGCCTGTCAAGAATAGTTCAGCTTTAAGATTTGATGAATACAATGTAAACGGAGAGTGCAAGGCTTGTAATGGATTTGACCAATTCCACCTAATAGGTTACCGAAAAAACCTAATAGATAAGATAGGAGAAAGAATGGTATTACACTTAGAAAGTCAGTCAAGACTTATAAAGAAATGGACTAGAACCGAGTTAAACGAAATAAACGAAAAGTATGGCGAAACTAAATCCTAATGGCAAGGTTTCCTTTGGGTCAAGAAAAAAAGGAAAGGCTAAAAAGACATCTGGTCCTAAAGACAAACCTACTAAACCTTATAACAGACAAGGCAGATGCTAATAATACCTATTATATCAATTTTAGTATCAATGATATTATCAGCAATATGGGTTTATTTAATTGATAAAAATAAAAAAAAGGATATAAATAATGAAGATTAACGAATTAAAATCAAATCCTAATAATCCTAGATTAATTAAAGACCATAAGTTTAAGCAACTTGTAAAGTCTATTCAAGACTTCCCACAAATGCTAGAACTTAGACCTATTGTAATAGATGAGAACAATATGGTCTTAGGTGGCAATATGAGGCTAAAGGCTTGTCTTGAGGCTGGGTTAACTGATGTTCCTGTAATACACGCTAACAATCTAACCGAAGCACAAAAGAAAGAATTTATTATCAAGGATAATATATCATTTGGTGAACACGACTGGGATTCTTTAGCTAATGAATGGAACATTATAGAACTAGATGAATGGGGTTTAGACATACCAGCTTTTGCTAATAACGATATAGAACAACCAAAGGATAATGCCAAAGGTGGCAAGACTTGTCCTAATTGTGGTGTAACTTTGTAATTCAGTGAAAATTCAGTGATATATGGCTAACGAACAAAATTTAACACCATTCCCAAAAGGAGTATCTGGCAATCCAGCAGGTAAACCTAAAGGAGTTGAACATAGTAAAACAAGATTACTTCGTTTACTGCAATTAGTTACCAAAGTGCGTAACCCAGTTACAGGAGAAGATGAGGAATTTACAATAGCCGAACAATTAGATATGAAGATAATTGCGAAGGCAATGAAATCTGACATTCGTGCTTATCAAGAGATTCTTGATAGACTAGAAGGCAGAGCCAAACAAACCAACGAGATAGAACTATCAGGAGGACTGCAAATAAATTGGGAGGAGAAAAAAACCTATGTAGAAAAGAAAGGAAGTATATAGCCTCGTACTACTCGTAGCACTCGTACTTACTACGACTACTACGAATACTACGAATACTACGAATATCAATTATGGAACTATCAATAAAACAAACTACTGCCCTTGACCTTCTTGAAGATACTCGCACAAACGAGGTTCTTTTCGGAGGCGGGGCAGGTTGAGGCGGGGGAAAAACAGCTTTGGGGTGTTATTGGCAATTAAAGATGCGATTAAAATATCCCAATACAAGAGGACTTATTGGGAGAGCCGTGTTAAAAACCCTAAAAGAAACTACCTTAGTATCCTTCTTTCAGATAGCTAAAATGCAAGGGCTAGAAGCCAACAAGCATTTTAAATTCAATGCTCAATCTTCTACAATAGAATTTCCTAATGGTTCTACTATCCTCCTAAAAGACCTTTACTCCTATCCTTCAGACCCTAACTTTGATGAATTAGGTTCATTAGAGATTACAGATGCGTTTATTGATGAGGCTAACCAAGTAGATGACAAGGCTAGAAACATTATTAAATCAAGGATAAGATTTCAACTAGACCAAAACGATTTAGTGCCTAAGATTCTTTACACTTGTAACCCAGCAAAGAACTGGACCTACTCAGAATTCTATAAGCCAGAGCAAGAAGGCACAATATCTAAGAATAAAAGATTTATAACTTCCCTGATAGATGACAATCCTTACATATCTAAGCACTACAAAGAGAACTTACTAACTTTGGATAGTGTATCAAAGGAGAGGCTTTTATTTGGTAACTGGGAATACTTAGATGACCCTGCACAACTTATAGACTATGATAAAATACTTGATTCTTTTACCAATACGTTTGTTCCTATTGGTGATTCTTTTATTACTTGTGATGTGGCACGTTTTGGGAATGATAGTACTGTTATTGGTATATGGAGTGGCTTTCGCGTTAGGTTTTATCAATTCAATGGTAAATCAGTTGTTGAGGTCGCTGAACTTATAAACAACTTTGCAACAGAGCATAAAGTACCTACATCTAACATTGTTTGCGATGAGGATGGAGTAGGAGGTGGAGTTGTAGATATTCTTAGGTGTAAAGGCTTTGTCAATAATAGTTCTCCATTAGTAAACCCTGTAACAAGACAAAAGGAAAACTTTGATAACCTAAAGTCTCAATGCTATTTTAAATTAGCAGATATGGTAAACAAAGCAGAACTTTACATACAAGCAGATGGGAAACAAAAACAAATTATCATTCAGGAACTAGAACAAGTCAAACAAAAGTCAGTAGATAACGATATGAAAAAAGGAGTAATTCCTAAAGATAAAGTTAAAGCAGCGATAGGTCGTTCTCCTGATTTTAGTGATTGTTTGGCTATGAGAATGTTCTTTGAATATTTACCAAGATTTCAAGTAAGTGTATTTTGATGTAAAAATCATAACTTTGTTTAAATTCTAATAATATGGCATTTTTCGACTTCTTAACTAAAAAGAAGATAAACACTCTATTACCTAATATTCCTTTTG